TGACCTTTGAACTCACTTACTGTATAATTAACAAATGCGAATACTCACACTTGACAATTGTCACTATGATTTAAACACACTACCGGAAGAAGTAGACGAGATGCGTTTTGCTATACTGGACAATAGCGATCCACACAATCCCGACTATCATTACATACCTTTGATTTTTCTTGAAAGTTTTAATTCACCAGCCCTGGTATTGCAGATTGGTGACTATACTGTTAAGATGCCAATGGATTGGAGGATGTTAATCGGAGAACCGGACTCTGGAGATTTAGAAGTTATACCCTTGACCAGCATCAACGACAGAGGCTTCAAAGCTTTTCAATTTAACCCTCTAACTAGTTTTAGCCCAACTTTCCTTGATATCGAAATAGTGGACGTATACCACGACGTGGCATGGTATAGTCCAAAATTAAAAAATGGACAGATGTTAGCAGTACCTTTAAACGATGATGCAAAGCCAGAATGTGTTTATTTTGTCAAAGACATCAGTAGAAATTGTGAGATAGTTGATTACGCCAAAGCCTGGTAGACTCTTGACTTTGCCCGGGTGACTATGTTATAGTAGTATACGGTGTATTTGTTTTGTAAATACATAGCTGATAGTTCCTTATAAACTGTTAGTGCAAGTGGATGTTATCAGCATCGTGACTTGCAACAGTATTTATTCAAAGGCATGGTAATATGAAACAGTATGAAGATAACAGCACCTCTGCACCCAAGATCACTGTAAACCCAACAGACAAGAAAGAAAAGGATCTAGAACGACGAGTCAGATCTCTTGCAGACCAAGTGATTGCTCAACAACAACTCATTGACAGAATGCACAGAGATATAGTACGCTTACGTACATCCATCAACGAGGTATCAGCAAGGATCAAGTAATGGCACAGACAAGCGATAAACTAAACATTGCCAACGAGATGAAACAATTTGATCTCAAAAATCGCAACTTCTATGATGAACTAACACCAGAAGAACGTAAAAAGTTTTCAAACTATATTATGATACGCTGGGGTAGTAGTGTTCAAGGTTCCAGGGAATTGCAAGAATATTATGTGCAGAGCTGCAATCACTATTTTAACAAGAACTTCTTTGCCATCAGTAAACATCCAAAACTGCAATGGCTGTGTGCCACAGCAGTTAGTCCAGGTATGGGAGTACACAAACATCAATGGATCAGTCCCAAGAAAAAAGAAGCCAGTACCGGCACTGTGCGAAAACAATTGGCAGAGCTGTATCCAAATATGAAAGATGATGAACTTGATCTCTTGGCCAAGATCACAACCAAGCAAGAACTCAGCGAATACATTCGAGATCACGGCAACGAACTTAAAAAATGAAATTTGAATGTCAATACTGTAAGAAATCTTTTGCTAAAGAAACCACGCTCATGGTGCATGTGTGCGAGAAAAAGAAACGTTTCCAGAGCCAAAACGAAACAGGCATTCAGCTGGCCCTACGTGCGTATCAAAAGTTTTATGAAATGAGCCAGGGCACAGGCAAACTCAAGTCATTTGATGACTTTGCCTGTAGTCCTTACTATCGTGCGTTTGCTAAATTTGGACAGTACTGTGTCAGTATCCGTGCTGTCAATATACCTCGCTTTACTGAATGGCTATTGAAAAATAACAAGAAGATAGACCATTGGTGCAGTGATAAAATTTATGGTGAGTTTCTAGAACAATATCTCAAAGTAGAAAATCCCATGGATGCCCTGCATAGATCAGTCGAATACAGCATTCGCTGGGAGAACGAAACGGGCAATCCAGCTAATTCTTATTTAAGATACGGCAATGACAATGCCTTATGCTATGCTATCACTACAGGACGTATCAGTGCTTGGGTCTTGTATAATTCTCAATCAGGACAAGAATTTTTAGGACGCATCGGCCCCGAACAAATTTCCATGATATGGTCTTTTATTGACGCTGATTTCTGGCATCAAAGATTTCGAGACTGCCCAGAAGATACTGCCTATGTCAAAGACATTTTGAAACAGGCAGGCTGGTAATGAGTGCGGACATTGACATTGACTTGCCGGATCGTGCCGCTCTATTGCGACTGATATCACACACCGCCGCTAGACAAACTGTACAAGGGCAAGTTCGTAGCCATAATTCCGGTGTGTATGTCACTGATATACCGCAGGATCCTGTTAATAACTGTGCTGCAATTGATTACAAGCTGGCCGAGTCTCGTGGCTACTTCAAGATCGACCTTTTGAATATGAGTGTTTATCAGCTGATTCGAGATCCAGACCATTATCAACAGGTGTTGGCACAAGAACCACCGTGGTCACGTTTATGGACTGATTCTGCCTGGGCTGGGCAACTAGCGCACGTGGGCAACTATACTGAATTGTTAAAAACCATGCAGCCCGATAACATACAAAGGATGGCTGCATTTATATCGATCATTCGTCCGGGCAAGGCACATCTGCAGAACAAACCCTGGGCAGAAGTGTTTAAGACTGTATGGGACGGAGACGATTCAAAAGGATTTGTTTTTAAACACAGCCATGCAATTTCTTATAGTGTGTTGGTTGCACTTCATATGAATCTACTCAACCCGCCGCACTAGAGTAATACTTTTGCGTTTGCTTTTTCTACGAGTTAGATCATTTAAGCTGCATACAGGACCACACAAGACATCTAGGTCTTTGTTGACAAATGTTCTGCGATATACTCTAAACGGTTCCCATTCTGCTTTGAGAAAAATGTTGATGGGCACAGATCTATTGCTCTCCCACCACCAAACGTTGGCCAATTCTAAAAATAAATGCTTGAGATCAGTATCTTGGATATGACCAAAGTCGTAAATAGTGGTAATATTTTCGTCACGATTTTGTACGATGCCCACATATTCCACACCGGCATATACGCATAGCGACATGAAGGGGTACTTCTCAGTTAGTTGTTGTATTATGTTTAAGCCCATAAATATTAAAGGAGATTTCTAAATGTATATAACCACTGCTTACTTATACCAACAAATTCAACCGGTATTATTGATAGACATCAGTGGTGCATTTTTTGACGCAAGGTGGGATCCAGTGTACGCAAAAAACTTAACTTTAAACCTAGGGGTCGATAATGTGATCCTGTTTCAATTCCAGAACCAAGATCAGAAACCCACTAGCATAGTGGGTGCTACCTTTACGTTCCGTATTATTAGTCAAAACGGCCAAGATCTATTGTTTGCCAAAGAACTAGTGGCCTTAAATGCTGCCACTGGCCGTGCCAAGGTCACGATCACTGCTGAAGAAACTCAGCACTTTCAGGAACAACCTGCCAGCTACAGCATTGAAATATCATCTGGTGTACTAGATCAAGCAGTATTTACAGATGATCAAGCAGGCGCACGTGGCACAATCAATATTGTAAATTCAGTATTTCCGGCATTTACTGCCAGCCAAGTGCTAACTGTTCCTAGTCAAGCACCTGTGGGTAATGTGTACTATACCAGTACTGTGACCACAGACGGCGCACCGTTGACCACTTTTCAACTGGACACAGCCAACATCACCGGCAACATCACAGTGCAAGGTGCAACTGCTGCCACAGCAAACACAGTGGAATGGTACAATGTTCCATTCGAGGACTTGAAGACCGGCAACGTGATCGACCAACTTGACTTAACCAGCAGCACAGAAAGATTGGGCATCAACGTAGCTGGATACCATCCTTACATAAGATTAGAACTGAACTTCAGCACTGGCGAACTAGCAGAAATACTTTATAGATGAAATTCAAAAAGATAGTGGGTTTTGGTGACTCATGGATTTGGGGTGATGAACTGCTGGATCCTGCCTTGGTCAATCATCCCCGGGCACACCCTGTAATACAAGAAAATACTGCATATCGCGAAAGTCACTGCTTTCTGGGACTGGTGGGGCAGCACTACGGAGTACCAGTAGAAAACTTTGGCATCAATGGCGGCAGTTTACAAAGTAGTATATGGACATACTTGTGGTGGTTAGAACACGAACAACTGGATCCCGGAGACTGTCTTGTGCTGGTAGGGCATACTGATGCCAATCGCACAAGTTTCTACAACCCCAATCATGTAAGTTATAGCAATGATCCGCCGTGGAATAGGTATGTCCATAGCCAATGGATACACAGTGGCTTTGAGGAAGAAGATCGAACTTGGACTCAAATGGTAAA